ACTCTTAGATTTGTAATTTAAGTGTTGGTCATTAATATTGGGTCTAAAAAAGTCAAACTCATAATATTGGGGAAACCCTTTCCAAACGCCGCTTTGAGCCCCGTCTTCAGGACTTACGTAATATAGATTGTATTGGAACGGTAAATAATTTGTTGTACCAGTATATGTGTTGGAGTAAATGTAAGAAACTTTGAATGTTGGTCTGAAAACTGTACACGCTTGTCTCTCATCATCATATAATTGTGCTAAATTTATAAGTTGACTCCTATCGTACTCAACCATAAGTTGTTGTTTCTGTTCTAAATAAACATCAACGTCTTGGTCCACTGATGGTGCACCTTGGTATTGTAATTGACTCGGTATGATAGTATAGTTATTCAAGGATTGAATATTTTTGTTTAAACCTATCTAAGGCACTCTGCCCCTTTATTATTCCAAAATAAAATTGGAACGGTGCTCCAACAATAAATTTATTACTTACAGCGCCTGTTGTTGAGTAATTTCCATTTGCGTCGACACTGAAAATATAACCTCTAGCGTATTGGTCATTTAGTGAAGTGTTAGAGTTTCTAAAATAGCTAGGGTTAACTAAACTTGTTCTATCCAAAGATTGGTATCTTTTACCCTGAACAATATCTGATGAAGATGTTGCCCAAGTGTTAAGTTGTCCCCCAAATATTGTTGTAGTGTTTTGTAATCTCCATTGATAGAATGGTACCACTTGAGATTTAATCCCGTAAGTAAAAGGTAATGAAGTAGCGGTATTGTTTGGTCTGAAATTTATTCGACCAGGTGTCAAATAATCTTTGAACTGTAAATCTTGTGTGTTTGATGAAAACCATACGGCCATAGTTGGGTTTCCAGGCGTACCCAAAATATTTGTTGGGTCGTCTGTTGACCCTGGTACAGTTTCATAGTATTCGGGTGAAAATTTAATTACACCCATTTCAGAATTTATTGACATTAGTTGTGCCAAATCACCATCAACTCTTCTTTCAGGTCTTGAGAATAATTGATTTATTGAATTATCACCAATTGAAAGAATTCTTCCAAGAACTGTTCCATCTGTAATTCTTGATATTACAAATAGATTTACCAAATCAGAAACATCACCATAACTTGTTGGATTAAGATTAGGTAAGACATATCCTTTTGTGTCAGGGTCAAAAATTATCTCACCATAAAAACTATCTTTCATTCCCATATTCATAATTGTTGTTGGGTATAAAAGATTGGTTGAGTTTGCAGATGTTGGGTCCGCAATTTTTCCAACGAACTTAGAAGTATTCACATTATATGGAGAACTTCTGTAATAGAAATTGTTAGTTTCGATATCAAAATAAATTACATCCTTACAAAATACTGAACTTGGTTGGTTCAACCTATTCCACCTTGTATCAACTTGAATTGGAAACGCATAAAGCCCTCCGTTAATCCAATTGTTCATGAAAGATTGTGATAAGACACCTCTACATAATCCATAGAAAAATCTAAATCTGTAACCCCACTCACCATATGTCTTCAAATCTTTACCTAAATCTAAAATTGGTCTTTTCAAAAATAGATAACAACCCCTTTCAACGGCATCAGTTTGAGTACATCCAGAATTAACTTCAAAGTTGGTACCAAAACCTTGGTAACAATTAAGTGATACCATTGTCTCACAGTTGAAGCTCGCCAAAACGTTCGTTGCCCCGACCATACCCTCAATATCAGGAGTAACTTGGTCGGCACCTGTAGAATATCCTGGAGATGATTCTGTTCCATCAAGTTCAGGAATTAAATAAAATTGGAAATTATTATTCTGCTGTAAAAGTGCAACCGTGGTGGCATCCCAAGAAGGTCCGTTTAATTGGTCCGATGAAGGTAAACGGTCATTTCTAAAAACGTTTTGTGTTTTTACACTAATTGGCATCGGATTTGTTTGGAATTGGGGGTACATAACTAAGCTAGTGTATCTAGTATCCACGTCCGCGTAACCGAAAGACAATCCTGTTCTCAGATTAAAATAAAAGTAACCTAAACCTGAAACATCTTCACCCAAACTATACTTGTCGGCGTCTTCAGTACTAAAATAAAATTCATTAGAAGTTGATGTAATTCTTGACCTAACACCATTCATTAAAGAGGTGTTCAAATTAGCAACTGAAACTGAAGAATCAATACTACCATAATATCCTACTGTTGACGAAGTGAATCCTGAAAAGTCATTACCTGGAGTAAAAAAATATGATGGGTAAAAAGTTTCATTTTGGTTCATTCTTTGTACTGACCTCGAGTTGTCAGGTAGTTTCTGTATTGGTATATTAACTCTCGTTTCAGCAGTAAAAACCAAATCAGTTTCAGACCTTCCAAAAATTCTACCAATCGAGTATTCGTTTGGAAATTTTGGAGAATAAGGGTCAACTCCTCTTTGTAAAATTAATACATATTGGCTCCTCATTGAATCAAACATTTCAAAAGGATTCAAATAATTGGTACTTTCATCATTATATCCAATTGTCGCACGATGTTTCATAAGTACAACTTTATGTCCTGATGCTAAAATATTTGGGAAACTCTGAGTTGAACCAGAATTCCAAAGTAAAGACGCCTCTGCAACTGTCATTGCGGTGACTACTTGAAAATACTCACGGTCCATTGGAAATAACTGTCTACCAATTGTCGTTCCTGTTGATAAATTGTAATTTACGGTTTGGTCTGATAATTGTGATGTTGCATATTTAACATTTATTACTTGTGAACCTGAAATTGTAGTACCGGTAATTCCTTGAAATACTCCGTTAGCGGTTTCTGCAGTATATAAAAAATTTAAATCTGTTGATGTTCCAGGGTCCACTGTTGTTAATAAATCACCAGGTAGATATTGTTGGTTCGCTAAAACTGTAATTGTGTTATCATAATGGTATGTCCCTAAGTTTTGAGGTTTGTTGAATGTAACCCTCATCTTATTAAGATTATCAAAATATGCATCTCTTGAATTGAAAATATTAATTCTTTCTCCGAGTGGTAATCCATCTGACCATGTGAAAAATCTTCTACCATCAGAATCATCGGACTCAAATCTTACAACACCTGATTTAGGAACTTTAAATAATGATAGGTCACTTACATTATCATTATTACCCGCCATTGAATCTGCATAAATCAGGGCTTTCATTTGAATGTCTTCTGATGGTGTGTTTCCAACGAAATTAGATTGTAAGTTTGTAAAATAACTCGACGGGAATGAAACATATGAAAGAACACCATTTGCACCTCCTAAAGTTGCGCTATTATTTACCTCAGTATCCTTACACTGACAAGCCTCACACTCAGGATAAGTAATCATTGGTAATCTTATTGTGAAATCCTTTTTCTCACACTTTATCCCTAACAATGCACAAATAAAACCGAAAGGTCTTACATTGATGACCGGTATTTTTATTCCACATAGAAAACATAATGCACCTATTACAATTGAATAAATCCCCAAAATCAAGTGGGCAATTATCAATATGAATAATCCTGAGAATTGTAATATTTGAAACAATAATGAAAATATGAAGAATATTATATCAAAGTTTCTGAAACCGTCATTTACCGGAAACTTGTTAATTGTTGATTCACAAGCGTCGTCATCGATTTCTTTTATTCCAATAAATCTACCCTTAGCACCTTTTTTCCATTGGTCAATCAATCCTGATACAGTGTAAACTCTGTTGAATTTAAACTCATAAAAAGTATCATCTCCATTTATCGCTTCATTCAATCTATTAGTAAGTTGTGTTCCTCCGAAACCTCTAGTATAACCAGTCCAAGCTAAACCAAAATAATAGGAACTAGATAGCTGTTCTTTTTGATTTTGGTTACCAGAGAAGTTAGGGTCTGCAGAACCCGTCCACCCATATTCTTTAACGTTTGGTACAAGATAATATGCTCTTCTTGTTTGTTCATTAAGGGTTGGAGATTGTTGCCACTTAATTTTAAATCTATATTTGGCTTTAGAAGGTATTCCTATTGTTGGGTCGTATGATATTACTTTTTCACCGAATTCGTTAGTTGTAAGATACTCCAAGTTCATTGGGAGTTCTATTAACCATGTTCCATTACCATCAATTACGTTTCCTCCCTGCTCCAACTCATATTCCTCCAACACAGGATTTCCGTCTGAATCTTGACCAATGGTCTGTCTTATGGCCAATATTTGGCCAGGACCCGCAGTCAATCCACATAAATTCCCTAAATTATCTTTTGGTTTACAGTTTTTTCTTACTCTGAATTTATCCCCTGAAGAAAATATTGAACCCATAAAGACAGATGTCGGTTGTATATCTACATTCGCATCGTCTCTCAAGTCAAAATCTAATCTGTTAATCGCCAATTGACAGATTGTTGGGTCTCCCCAAAGCGGTGATACTTCAATACTTCTTTGGATATTAATAATCTGAGGTAATGAATTTAAATCGGTTGAAGTGTTGAACTGATTTCCGGCGACCTGAGCTTCAGTTGCAAGTCCCATCCTTATTAAATCTTGAGGTGTGAGTGAGAATTCACCTATATCTGATAGGTCAACATCCATTACGAAAGTTTGTGTCCCTAAAGGAACACCCATAATCATATAGTCCCCGCTATCATTTGTCTTTGCCGTAAACTTATAATATTTGTCATATATTTCTACGGTAGTATTTCCTGTCAAAACATCCAACCTTGTAGGTAATGTACCTGTTGCAGCATGTTTACTATATGATTTTTCGTATGGAAGTAGATTATACCTATAACCATCCTCATTTTTATCTGAAGGTGATTTGTAAGGATATATTGATTGTATGATTGGGTTTGATTCGTCAATCGAAGATATTGGTACGAAAAGAGCAACTCTTGCATTCGGAATCCCGAATCCATTATTGGCGGTAACCCTTCCTACAACAACACCATAGTCAGCACAAGCTCTTGGAAAAACTTCATTTTGTTGAATTGTCAAAGAAAGTATCTCTAAAAACTCCCAATCTTGGTCCAACTGAATATTAATAGTTTGGTCAACCCCTACCTCTGTTCTTATTCTATAAGAATTACCCATTCAATCTTTTAGTTATAAATAGTTAATTGGGTTTTTTTCAAGACCCACGATATTCCAATTATAACTTAAGAAATAAAAATATAAACTTGTTAAGACATTGTAACCGATTGGAAATTCTTAACTGAAACTCTGATGTCTTTGTTAGGATATCTAACTTGATAAACTTGTGATGGTTGGGCGAAAATTGTATCGTCAACAGGACCAATTTGTTTTGTTGCTGGGTCACTATATTCCATTGATGTTTCAAACCCAGAATATTGTCCTCCAACTTCATTGAAAACTTGAATCCCTGTAACAGTCAAAACGCCATTTTGATTTTGAATCAAACTCTGAAGTTCACTCAAATAAACATTTTGTCCGAGTTGTCTAACTTGTGGGTCAAAATAGTTTGATACAACATCAATCACAGATGAAATAACTTGACCTGAATTCTGTGCGGAATCTAACACTATTTGAATGTCTAAACTCAAATCAATTACTTCGGCTGTGAATATTGAAATATAATCATTCATCATTCTGTAGTTTGACAAATAATTTGCAATATTCTGTTTAAGAGTATTAGATACTATACTTGTCAATTTACCTGATGTATCATAAGAAAGAATTTGTATAAGAATCTTATTATCATTTTCTGTAATAGAAACTTTTGCAGGTGCTCCGAACTGACCTGGCATATTTCTTATTATTGATTCATAATCTTGGACAGTTACTGCTCTTTTTTGTGCTGAGAAATTGAATGAAACATAATTTCTTATTTCCTCAAGTGACGGAACGTTAGCACCACCAATCGCAGCGGTAACATTGTTACACCTTAAGGAATTTACAACTGATGAGTTTGTGGCTTCCGATGGTCCATTAACAAAAAATGTTACAGTACCAACTTGATTGATAACATTAGTTCCTAAATTGGTATTCAACCCACCACCTACTCTATATTGAATGAATAGTGTTGAGTTAGGTCTTAATGTTGAACCTAAAGAAAAGTTGTTAGAATATTTCTGTAGGTCCATTGTTAGACCTAAAGTTGTAAACTCATCTAATTGGTCTTGGGCTGTGTTGGTACCTCCACCGAATGTCATTTTCTTGAATCCTTCTGCGGTGTATTCCGTAATAAACCTATCACTTGTTTGAATATATCTTCCAACTTTAATACCCGGTTGGTCCGAAACTTTTGTGGGGTCCTCAATAAAAACTCTATCTTCAGCAAGGGCGTCTACTTCATACCACCTATTTGCAAGTCCAATGAATTCGGCATTTGTTGGTACGTTTGTATATTGTGTACCATCTTTCAACAAAACGCTGGTAATACCCAAAACATTTTTTTCAGGTAAGAAAAGCTCAAAAAATGGTCTTACGTCACTTGGTGTCACCACTTTCTTGAAAACTTTTGTAATCCCATTAACAACTATTTCTCTTTTTGTAATAGTATAGTTAACAAGTACTCCGTTCGCGTTAAAGTTTGGAATTTTCAACCTATTTGGGAATCCTTGAGCGTTATATGGCGATGCAAAGTCAATATCATATAAATTTTCAAAAACTAAACCCGCCCCAACAACTTGTGAACCTCTTGCGAGTTGCCCCAAATATCTTTCATCTTCCTTATCACCAAAAGCCGGTACTGTTATAGAAAAGTCAACAAGTGATGTTGATGGTCTTTGTCCAGGTAATTTTAATCCATAGGTTCTAGCTATGTTGTATATTGATGACTTTTGTTGGGCATACTGTAAAACTGTTTCCTGAATACTCCTATCAATATGGTAATGTAAGTTATCTGTAACCGCAGCATTTAAATCTAAAAATACAGAAAATAACGAAGCGTCATTGAAATTCTGAATCAGTTCAGGATAATAAGTTCTTACGTAATTTAATAAATCAGTTCTTATTGCCTGAAAGTCGCGTGAAGTATATGAAATTTTACGATTAGCCATCTACATTAAATATTGATTATAACAAAATCACTTTGAGTGAATGTTTGATTATTAAGAGAATAGTCAATTCTTATTTTTGCAGTGTACTCAGACGTTCCTTTACCAGGTGCTCTGTAAATTGATGCTTCACTTGTCCCAACAAAGTTTTGCCCTGTTGCAATATCGACTTCCTCTTGAGGGTCGGCGGGTGTGATACTCAATTCGTTAACCAAAAGGTTAGGCATGAACTGTTCAATTGCATCTCTAATATCAGATTGAATAGCATCGAAAGTTAATCCATCGAATGGTTCGAAAAGAAATTCATATATTCTTGTTCCAAATTCGGGTAAATAATATCTTGAACCTTTTCTTGTTAACAGTAGATGAATTAAATTAGCCTTCACCTCCTGAGATTGTAACTCAGTTAATTCAAGATAATCACCCTTTAAAGAATCTCTGAATGGAAAATTTATGCCGTATGTAGTTCCATCTGCCATATCAGATAAATATACTTCGCTTATTTTTTTAATAAAGTCGTGACTCCTTTTGTTGCTCTTGGTTCGAAAGGACAATGTCTACATGCCGAACCACAACAATATCCCCTACGAATATGATATTCTTCAGTCATAACTTTTCTTCCATTTTCCATGTAAAAATCAGAAGGGAGAAGTTTTGACTTCTCCCCCTGACTATTTGTTGGTTTTTCCATTATACAAATTTTACTTCACAAGCACCACCTGCACAAGCAACTTCACCACTTAAATCAGTGTTGTCATCAGATTCTACAATCTTAGACAAATCCACATCATGTAATGCCTTCATAAGCTCTTCGTACTTTTCTTTAGTACAATCTTCAAAAGGTGCTTGAATATATGTTCCTCCGTCATAAGGAAGAACTGAAAGTCCATTATAATATTCCTTATTTTCCCACATCCACTCACCAACTGCAGGCCATTCGTGTTCACGAATTGAAATTGTTGCAGATACATTGTGAGCATTTGAACCACTTCTGTGACCTGGTTTAATCCACTCTTGTTGAACTTTCTTTACTCGTTCAAGTAATTGAATTGGAGATTCGTTTCTTAGGATTGACCCTTCAGGTGCTTTTTGTGGAATACCAATTACTGCAGTGTCGTGTGGTCTGAAATATTCATCTTCAATAAGTTCAGGGTGATTGACTGCCAAGTAAGAATACATTGATTCATTTTTACCAACTCTTACTCTTCTGATATAGTAATCATTATGCCAAGCGTGAATTCCACTTGAAGTTCCCAAAGTCAAAGACGTTGTTCCTGCCGGTTTAACTGTTGTTGTTCTAGCCGCAGGATTGATACCTAATAGTTCAGCAACTCTTTTATTTTCTTCTTTCACAACTTTAGCTGCTGACTTCATATTAAGTCCAAGAACAGCACCTGAACCAATACCCGTCATTGAAATCCCAATCAACGCATCTTTTTCTGTTGTTCTCTGCCAAATAGGTCTGAGATAGTGGAAGTCAGTGTATCCCGCTTGAAGTGTTCCAATGAACGAAGCCGCTTTAACTCTGTCTTCGTAATCTTCCTGTGAAACTACGTTTGATACGTTTACCTCAGTTAGGTTACAGAATTGGAAAGGACGAAGTGCAATCTCACAACAAGGATTAGTTCCCCAATCTTTATCGTTTGATAAGTAGATACC